CATTAAAGAATGTCTATGCTCCGCCTGTGCGTTATCGCGAGACAGAGTTTCGTCAACTCGGGTATTTAACCGCGCCGAACCGTGAACGTTTACCGTTGTTTGGTCGGGTATTAAATCGCCGAGACAAATGGGCGTATTATACGTTAGAACAGGGCATCAAACTGCCGATTGAAGTCAACCGTCGTGTTTGCACCCAGAGTCCTGGATGTGACTCTTTATCTTCAGGGGATCAAGTGCACGTAGAAGGGATGCCCTATAAAGTGCATTTGTATGATTCTTTTTTACCGTCTTATGGAGCGTATTGATTTACGTTTACGTCTGGTTTTACGGGCGCCTTTCTTTCTCCGCATTCGTCCGCCCGCCTGGTTTTGACCTTGTCTTTCAGGTTGTTTTGTTATAATATTTCCAGGTTGGCGTGTTATAGGTGGTCCTTTCGCTGCTGCTTTCGCTGCGTCTGCTACTTTTCTTGCTTCTGCTGCTTCTGCTTTCGCTGCTTCTGCTACTTTTCTTGCTTCTGCTGCTTCTGGTGATTTCGCTGCTTCTGCTGCTTTCGCTGCTTCTTCTGCTGCTACTGCTTTCGCTTCTGCTGCTACTGCTTTCGCTTCTGCCGCTGTTGCTACTTCTTCTAGGTTCGATGTTTGTGCTGAACTAGATGTGGTTCCGCCCATGCTTATCTTAACTCTTTATTAAAAATTGATAGAATTTCAAAGGACAAGATCGCCTTAACATGGACGAGTATATCCAACAGTTGACGCCTAAACAACAACAAGCGTATGCCATTGCCAAACGAAACCTCGGATCTTCGTTCAATCTGAGTCTATCGATTGGGTTTCTGGACTGGAAGAAGGAACAGGAACAATCACAGGTTCCGTCGGTTCTACCTTCAAATCCGCAATTAGTCGACACATCTTCCAATAGTCCGAATAATTAATGTGTTTCGGTTCCAGTGTCAATTTATCCATAGGAAAGTTCCCTAGATAATGAAACCGATTCATTTCTTTTTCAAGAAACACCTTTCCAGGTTTGTCGACAAAGGCGCTGTAATGCACTGTTTTTTGTTCTTTTTTCATGGAAGGAACCATTTCACGAAAGATTTGTTTGCAGTTAAACTCCAATACGTATTTTCTAGCGACCACCATTAAGTATTTATAAATTAGATTTGTTTGTGCATAATAACAAAACGATTCCTTCTCAACATCGTAATACATCATGACGGGTTGTTTTAGATAGGGGATTTCATACGTCAACCGTTTGTTTCGTAAGTCTTTGAGTTCTTCTTCCGTAAGGTCCGACGGTGGAGCTTCTTCCACTTCATCCACAAATTTATAAGAAAGAAAGAGGCGATCATACTGTTCGTCTAGGTCTATCCCCGCTTTTTCGTCCAAGGGAACCCGAGTAAAAAAGGGAATCAAGAAGAAACCGATCACCATTCCCATGGAATAAAGTCCTGTCATAAGAATCCATTGAAACATTATTCTATTTTGTCTTTCTTTTTTTATATCTTTTTTCGCTGTTCTTTCTTTTCATGGTTTTCGTCTTTTTTGATTTTGATTTTGATTTCATTTGTATTCGTTTTGAATCGCGCTGCGTTTTGGGGCGTTTGGGGCGTTTTCGTGCACGTTTCAAGATCGGTCTTACCAGTGTCCGAAAATCTTCCCGATTAAAATGGATGCATTTCTTAAACGTAGGCACAATGTCTCCATCCATAAAGTCCTGGATCAATTGATCCGGAAAAGAAAACCCCGTATTGAGACGGATGTTATTGAGCATGCATTTTAATTCGTCGTCGGTCATTTTGCGTTGGATGACCTTTCGTCCGTCACTGTATGTAATTTCGCCACTCATATATAGATACCTTTAAGAAAATATATCATGTTTCATACGTTTAAGAAAATATATTTATATAGTATAATGGTGAATAGATCTAAAACACGTAAATCCAAGACACGTAGACACAAGAATCGAAGACACCGGACTCGTAGAGAACATCCTCCACCAAGGGGCGGACATTAATTATAAGATTCACTCAAAAAACATATAAAGAATACCATTATCATTATATGTGTCTATGTGGCGCAATGGATAACGCACCAGACTTCTAATCTGGGGATTGTGGGTTCGAGTCCCATCATAGATTCGCGCTTATTGCTTCATTAGCTCAGTTGGTTAGAGCGAACGGCTGTTAACCGTTAGGTCGTAGGTTCGATCCCTACATGAAGCGTCAGTATTCTGTATAAATAAAATACTTATACAGAATAAGTCAATGCCTAGGATGAAAGGCGGAGCAAATATACAAGGACAGTTGCCTGTAGCGGATACAAGATTTCGAGATACGTTGAATCACTTGTCGAAGGTTCCCACCGTTGCAGACGCTGTCCCTACAACCTGGAAAATGCCAAAAGGCGCGCCCTCGTTAAACTCGTATTCTGGCCCAGATACAAACTGGAAAATTCCAAAAAGTAGTCCATTGACCAATTTGTATTACGACATCAACGAAGGAATACAAGGGACGAGTCGAATGGTAGAAGCGGTAAATCCATTATCTTATGCACACGCTGCCTCCAAATTTATTGAAAATAAAACTTACGTGGAGGGAAATGTGAAGTTTTTTAACATTGTGAATATCACTTTTATTATTTTAAGTAGGGCACTTTTGTTCTTATCTAGAATCGTATCACTGTTTATATGGTTGCTGTATATCGTGATTAGCGTAATCGTATCGACCTTGTTGTATAGTGTGTGGTTTTGGCCCATCTTTATCTTCATCCTTTTACTTGGATTCGTCTGTCAAACGTTATGGGATGATGTGACGGTGCCGATCATTCGAGGAATGATTGAATCCTACAATGGGGTAATCTATCAATGGAATAAAGTGACGGATGCAGTGAGACATATTGGGTTTGATGTTCCTCTTAAATTTAATATTGCAGGCAAAACGATTGATCTAGGATTTTATGTGAATTTAGGCGGGATTGATTTGCCGCATGGGGATACGGTCGATCCTGTCCTCAAACCTTTCTTTCCCTTTCTCTTGGACATTTTGTATTATATGGTGTTAGAACCGATTAAACTCATGACCGCAGGATATATCTTTCGGGACGAATACTAGACTATAGGACCATAAAATATAAAATATTGATTTACTATAATGAAGAAAGTGTTTTCTTTCATGGGCAACCGAGACAAAAATCCTGTTCTCATTGTTCTAAAGAAGGTTTCGGAACCATCGTTTCTTCCCGTACTACTCGTGTCTCTTCTGATCGTGTTGATTCTTTCTTATTTTTACATGAAACATACAAAAGAAGGATTTCAATGCAAACCCAATGAATTAGACCAATACATAAAATCATCAGACCCCACGCTTGTCTTATTCTATGCGGATTGGTGTGGTCACTGCACGAAATTGAAACCCCATTGGCACGAAGCAACCAAGACTGCAAACGCGGAAACGACGCGAATGATTCAGATTGATGTGGGCGGTAAAGACCCGGAACAAAAGGCGTTGATGGAAAAATACGAGGTAGATGGATTCCCGACCATCTTGGTCTTTCAGAATGGAACGGCAACACCTTACCAAGGATCTCGCACGACAGACTCCTTTCTCAAGTCACTTGGTGTTTAATACTTGTATAGGTTGTTGGTCAAAAGAGACATACACCAGTTTGCTCCATTCAATTGCAACAAGTAACCTTTGTCGTCGTAGATTTTCACGTGAAGTCGGTCGATATTCGTGGGCGAATGATATTCCCGGACGTATTTATTTTTGTCTGCAAAATAAACATCTCCCCATTTCACTTTAGATTCTTCAAATGGAATGACGGCAATGACTTGATTGGGTGCGTGCACTTCTAGTCGAGTGTTCTGGACGCCTAGATTTAATTTTTCCAAATTTTGTTGAGAGATGGTAAACAGTTGATTCTTGGTCAAGGTGCGATTGGGCACATTCGCCAAGTAACTGGGTAGATTCTCCGGAACAAGTGCGCCTAGACATGGATCCTGGGTAAAATAAGACGTGGGTTTACTATTTTCTGGTTTAATGTTCGATTGTATCATGGTGTCTGCGGTTTGATTGTTGTTAAAGTCATCTACCACAAGAACAAAATATTTTGTATGGGGGACTACGGCAACCGCGTTCGCTAGAATCGTTTGACCTGCGTTTAAGGTATAATCTAAACTAATCGTTTGATTCGCAATGTTGGAACCTTGGAAAGACCTAAACCCCAAATGCCATCCAAGACAATGGTTGATTTTACACGAATCCACTAAAAAACGAACGACGTAATCATGGACTCCGCTGTTGACCATAGATATTTTTTGCGTGGTGGGATTCAATACGACTTGAATGGTTGGATCGATCAAATGGATAGCATCGTTCACCCCGGTAAGAATGCTTTCTAACGTGTTGTAACATCCTGTCGCTAGTTTAATCGGGTGTTCCTCATACGTGACCTGTCCCAATAATTCGGTCTTTTTTGTAAGCGTAAAACGATTGTTTCCTTGTCTCTCTTCCAGGTTATAAAACGTATAGGGAATTTGGATGTTGAGGACTTCTAAAGACACTGCATTTACAACCTTTTCGTTTAATTGGACGATGAAATTGGTCTCGTCTTCATAGAGTTGTGGACGATATTGTGAATCTACGAGTAAAAGTCGTGTAATGGTATTTTTATAATTTGCGTTCAACACGTCCCTTACTGTGTTTTTGACATGAACGCCTTGATCTTCTTGAACCCCTGCGTAAAACCGGTCCTTCGCCAATCGTTCGGATGCCCTGTCTAAAAATACTTTGAGTGATTCGCCTTGTGTCTTGTAGTATTTCATATAAATCATTTTCTTGGCATCTTCCACATCTTGTAAGGTAAAATCATTTAAAAAATTAACGGAACTGTTCTTCGTGAAATATTTTTTGATGTCTAAGATGGTCATCGTGTCCAGATCCATTATATTGACCACTGAAAATAATGATAGAGGATTAATCTTATCTGCGTATAATATAATGAAAGATCCCGTGCTGGGTTCTGATCCGTCTTATAACAAGAGATGGCCTAGAAGAGAGAGTCACAATTGTTACTCTTATTTATTAAATCTGAAAAGTCCAGAAGCGGAGCGACTTTGTATTATCGAATACAAAGACTTGAACTTTTGTAGACGGTCTCAACCGGGTTACGCTGCAGGGTATGGATTTTTAGAAAAAGAAAATTTGAACTGTCCAGAAGTGATGAAACGAACCCTCGCGGACAATCCAAACATCAAACCTTCCTCTTTCCAGCATAAATGTGATATAGATTCCTATAAAGGATCTTTGGTGGTAGATCCCGGACAAGATTACCATTATTATCGTTTGAACGACGAAGGATATTGGACACACAAAGCAGGGTATAAACCGAGCAGTGCGTATGATGCAAGCGGGAAACTCATTTTCAATCCAGAGAAAGCGAATCGTAATTATGGGAGACTCAATTACTCGGATTTCTGTGGTTACTTTTGTGTGCCGAGGAAATCCACGAAAAAACGTATGTATCATAAACCCCTGAACAGAAAATATTCAGACACACAATCCAGGTCAAAAGGCGCCAGAAACCAAAATAGACCCCGTGGTTTAATTAAAACAAAAAAGAATCAATTATAAATACATTTAAAGAGACTGTATATATCTACGTATGTCAGCAGGACATCGCATCACAGTACCAGAGTTGGTCAAATGGGCTGGACTTAAGTTCCAGTGCTTCGGCTTCGTGGGTTCGAATCCCACCTGTGATATTGTTCCTATAGCTCAGTTGGTTAGAGCGACGGTCTTATGAGCCGTAGGTCACCAGTTCAAGTCTGGTTAGGAACAACGTTTAACGTTTTCATTTAGTTGAAAACGTTAAAATACTTATTCAAGATATTGGGGATTTATCGTCGTCTGGACCTTCGAGACTTGCGATTCTTTCGAATGGTTTTTCTAGATCGCTTTGATCTAGATCGTTTTCGGCGTCCGCCTACGAAGGTTTCGTCCGGTTCATCTTCTAGGGGTTCGGGAAAGGCATGCATGTTATATATTACACGGATATAAAAAGATCTCTCATTTTCTAGTATGAAGTTTAGTCCTATGCTCCCTATGTTGACGCGGATGCAACAATCGTATGTAAACGTCCTAAATAATCCAGCGCATTCCCTCGTGATTTGCACCGGACCTGCTGGCACTGGGAAGACACTGTTCGCGTGCCGAAGCGCATTAGAGCAACTGAAAGAGCGTAAGGTAGGACAAATCATCATCACCAAACCGTTGGTTTCGGTAGAAGGAGAAGACCTGGGGTTTCTTCCCGGAAACATGCGCGCCAAAATGTCTCCATGGATTGAATCGTATTTGGATATTTTTAAAGATTATTATCCAATGCATCAAATCGAAGACATGATGAAGAAAGAGACCATTAAGT